TTGAACCCACTGATTGGGGTCTGTTGATTTAAAAAATGGAACCGCATTTAAAATTTTAGCAGTTTGTGATTTTCCCGCAGATGACGTTCCATCAATCAAAATGATTTCTTTTTCTTGGGTTTCTTCCGTAAGAAGTCCCATTATTTCTTTAATTCTTTGTATGTTTTCTTGTAGGTTCATTTAAGATTTATTAATTAACTCATTAATCAATTCATTGATTTTTTTTAAAGGTTCGTCAGTTCTTAAATCCAAATACATTTCATTTGGATTATCTTTATTTGCATCAACAAAACCTAACTTTTTATAATACTCATGAAGTTTTGGTCCACTGAATTCGTCCCTTTTTAATGTAATGATGTTTATTTTATTTCTTTTTGAGTGTTCAAAAATATTTTTTAATAATATCAATCCAATACCTTTAATTGCATCATTTTTTCTATCTATTCTTTCTAAATAGAATTCTTTTGTTTTCCATGGAAGTTCAAGTTCGATACCCATTATTTCATCTTCACCGAAATATTTAACTTCCGCAGTTGCATCACCCAAAGAATAATATATGGTTGTCACATCACTTATTGCTCCTTTATTTACTTTTATATCTGCGGGAGTATTGTTCAATTCTTCTAATGTGGTACTTTCATTTTCTGAAATTAACCCCATCATTTCTTTAATCCTTTGTATGTTTTCTTGTAGGTTCATATTACTATGTTTATTTCTTGTTCGGTAATTATAAGTTTTCTCATATTATATGTAATTATTTTCTCTCAACATAAAATGACCTAATTCAAATGTTAAAATAGATTTAATATTTTTTTCTTCCCAGTATGGTATTCTTATTAATTGTATGTTGTTATCTTTACAATAATTTGTTTTAATTAAGTCTCTTTCTTGTAATGACTTAAATCCTTCTTCTCCACCAAAATACTCAATAGGTTCAAAATGTTGGATACCGTCATATTCTATACACACCTCAGTACCATCATTTTTTATTACATGAGCATCAAATTTTAGTTTATCACAATATCTTTTACCACCATAACCAAAGCAACCATCGAAAGATTTTTGTTTATTTACTTTATAACCTAATTCGTTTAATACACTTATCACCTGAGATTCGCCCTTACTTTCTTTTTTACCACATATAGGGCAACCTGTTTTTCCTTTTTTTAGGTTATGTATGTTTATACCTTCTTGAGCAAAAACAAAAGGTGTTGTGTGTTTTGTACATATAACATCTTTAACAAATAAAGTTTTATTTTTTAAACCATCCGTCTTATAAAAAAAATTTTCAGGTTTAAATGATAATCCTCTCTCCGCGGGAAAAGAATTAATCCAATCTCTCACATTTATTTTTACTGCAGATATAATTCTATCTTTACCACATTTTCTACAACCGTTCCCCCTTATTTTTAAATCTTTTACATTGATGTTATTTGATATACCATGTTCCTCACCATTTTCATCTGTTTTATGACATTTTATACCATCAATAAATCTTCTACCGTTTATTAATCTATATTTTACATTGGAAAAATCTAATTCAGGAAATTGTTTAATTAATTCTTGGGTTACCACATCGTCATCTTTTTTTTTAGGGGAGATTCTTAACAAATATTTCGTAATATCACCCCATGTATTTGAATCGTAGTTTCTATAAATGTATGTTTTTATGCCTGAATATTTAGGATCTTTTCTAAAATCATCCATAGACGAAAATTTAGAAACGTAATCTTTAACATCACTTAAAGTCCATATTTTTTTTTCAATTTCATATAATATTTCTAATAATTTCATATTATCATAAATATTCTGAAAAATTTCCAGAAATTTTTTTTTTCAGTTTTATCGATTAAAGTCCAATTTTAGGATTTTTAAGAATTGATCAAGTTTATCATTAATGTTTTTTGTACCTATTTTTTCTAATTTTTGGTTTAAGTTATTTATTTTGGTATAGAGTGTTGGATTTGATAATCTTGCAAGACCTGATTTAAATTCTATAGAAGAGGTTATTTGACTTGGATTATGTTTATAGTTATTTATTTCTTTTTCATAATTTTTTATAATAATACTAACCACTGAGTTATTGTTTCTTTTTATAAAGTCTTTGATATTTTTAATGATTTCATTATTTTCTATTGGTTTTGTTACTATACCATATATAACATCCATTTTAGATAATTCTGTTTCCATTAATTTTTGTATGTTATCATACATTGGGTCAATGATATCTTTAGGTAATTTTTTAAACACATTTATTCCGAATGTACTGATTAAGATTGAAGTTAAAAAATCGGGGTCATATACCGATAAGAATTTTTTTAATACATCGTATCTTTTATTTATTACTGATCCCCTTATTATGAATTTAACTTCATCTAAATTATTTGAATTTGTCTTTATTAATTCTATTATTTCATCAGATGGTTTATTGAATATATTTTTATCTGATCTAATATTTTCTTTATTTGTTATTTTACTATATTCTATCATCCATTCTCTAATAAAGTTTTTAAAGTCATTATTAAATTCACCATAAAAATGATAAGCATTTCCAAATTCACAAACACTTGATTCTAAAAATCTACTTATTGGGTCTTTTATGTTCCAGTCTCCCCTTTTTATAAGATAAAAGACTAATAGTCCATTTTGGACAGTATTAATTATTACTCGACCAGAACCTTCACCGACATCACCAAATCCGGCTGATGGTATTCCCGTTTGTAATATATTGGTATATTGTGTTAAGTTTTCACAAGATGTTATTTTCGGTTTTGATGACATTTCGGCAATATCATGTGAGTGTCTTGAAATTACAACATATAATTTATCCTCACCTTTATATTCTTTAGTTAGTGCACCTAAAAAATCAGTATAATTTTTTAAAAGTGTATTGTCATTATCATTTAATACTTTGGTTATTTTTATTTCTTGTCCGTTTCTTTTATTTTTTGCGGTATTTTTATTAAAATCAACAATTGAGTAACCTAATTCTTCTAAACTTGATGATATTTGATTTTTTAATTTATCATCTAATTTAATGTCTATTTTTAATTTTGGTGTATGTTTGGTTGGTGTAATTTGTTCACCAGTTTGTAGATCATAGTATAAACGATAGACATTTTTACCAAATATTTCTGTTAATTTTTCTTCATAATCTGATTTTAATTGTTTTGATCTAATTTGTTTAGATAGGTTAAGTGAAATATATTCATTAATTAAATTAAAATTAGATAACGTATTTTTAATAATATTTTTAAGTTGCGATTCTTTAATTAAAATTTTCATATTATCATAAATATTCTGAAAAATTTCCAGAAATTTTTTTTTCAGTTTTACCCCTATTGATCCGATTTTCAGATTTTTTCCGGAAAAATTTCTGTTACGGCATTGTCCCCCCTTTCTAACCCCCCCTAAAAACCCCTATTTAAGGGGGGATACGGGAGGGGGGTGGTATAGGGGGGAGGGGTATGTAGGGAGATAGGGGGGTCGCCAGAGAAATTTTGAATCGGGACGGGGGTGGTCGGTCTGTATCTTGGATAGGGGGTATAAAAAAAAGGTATCGTTTCCGATACCTTTGTGAACTCATTAGAGTCAATTTAAGACCTTATCTTTCTACAATGTAGTGAACACCACCCAAAGTAATTTCCTCAATAGAACTCAACTTAAATGATTGTACCAACACTCTCCTTTCTTGTGGTTGTCTTGAACTCTCACTCACTTTAACAAGGTAACTTTCAAACAATGTCTTTTCAACTTCGTTACCCTCAAAAATGTAACTTACATTCGGTTTGATTTCGTCAAATCTTTCAACTTGTAAGTAGTGGGAATTGTGTTTCTCATTGAACAAAACACACTTTGAAATATGAACACCCACCTTATTTTCCTCACTCACAAAATTACCCTCTCCACCCTCTTTTTTATCATTGGTATTCACTCTCGTTTCGTACTCATTTCCAATAAGGTAGTTACATTTGTTCACTTTGAACACCTTATCATAATAAGGGTTATTTGTTTTGTTCATACGAACTTTTGTTTTGGAAACGATATTAACAAAGGTTGATTTATCAACATTCATTAAGATTTCCAATAATTCAGTTTGTCCGATTGTTTTTGTTTCTTTGTTCATAGTTTTAATTTTTAATTGTTTCACAAATATACACCCTCAAAATGTATATTTCCAAATTTTTTTTTCCCTTTAACAAAACTTTAACATTTCGGGGGTGAAGGTTCGGGGTGACTTTTTTCGTGGCGAGAACCTACAAAGATACAAAATTATTTGTTAATAAAAAGTTAAAGTTTTCGTTAACAAAATTTTAAGAAAAAAAATTTGGAGGTGAACCCGTGAAGGTTTGGATTTTCTGTGGCGTGTAGGAAAAAAACCACAAAGGTACGAAATTATTTGTTAATAAAAAGTTAAAGTTATTATGAGCCAGAGAAAAAGTTTTCCGGGTGATCCGGGGTTTACCCGTAAAATTCTTTAACATAACATTAACATTCGGGTTGATTGTTTTGGGGTGTATAAGGTGTATATTTGTATATCGTTCACAAGTTAAAACTCTACTACTATGTTAAAAAGAACTCTCACACTCGGACTTCATCATTGGACTGACAATGACTTAATCCTGAACTTTTATGTTACCAAATTCGGTACTCGGTACATTCATTTGAAAACCGAAGAAGAACTCTCCAAATTCATCGGTACAACTCCTTGTTCGTTTACCAAACAACAGATGAACTTCCGTTACCTTATGGGGTGTAAATCAAATGTCCTGACTGACTACTCCAAACTTCAAAAGTTGGTGTTTGAAATGTTTGATGAAATCTCCTTCTACGAATTTCATCAAATCGTGAAAAAGATAGTTGGACAAGATGAATACGAAAGAAATAAATTCTTTGTGGAAAATGGATATAACCCTGAACGAATGATAATGATAAGTTAATCGGGTTGGAAACTGAAACGAAACCTCAACAGAAATGTTGGGGTTTTTTATTTCCCACAGAACTCCGTGTTCACCAGATTCGCTGGTGGTAAATTTCTTTGGCTTGTAGAACCAGTTAGAAGATGTGGTTGGGGACACCGCATGCGAAAATATTTCTGTGGCGGTTGTCTTACATAATAGGGGTATTACAGGAGGTTACACGCCAAGGAAATTCCATAATCCCGGATCACCTGTCGTGTCATCGTATTACACATTCACAAAACTTTAACAAAATAAATTTGGATATAAGGGTATAAATTGGTTAACTTTGACGAAACAAACTTTCAAAGTTATGTCTTACACAAAAGAAGAAATCAAAATGAACTTGTCAAGAAACCCTAAATGGATAGAAAGAGCGTTGGTTGTCTTACATAACCTCCAAACTACCGAAGAACAAATCACAAACGAAACAATCAAAGAGAATGGGGTTGGTTTTAATTCATCGGATAGTCGGTATCTCTCCTATTGTGCGAAATGGATAAAGGGTGGTAATCACTTAAACGAGAAACACCTCACTAAATGTGGTCAGAAACTCCCAAAGTATTGGAAACAAATACACTCAATGATTAAGTAACTTCACACTCCACTCAAAACATTAAACCTCCGATAGTATCGGGGGTTTTTTGTTAGAACTCCGTGTTCACCAGATTCGCTGGTAGATATTTTTTGTGGCGGATAGGTACAGATTAACCTACTCGCCATGGAAAATTATCCTGATCGCAACAGCGGTTCACGGGGAAAATTCGTTAACAACATTTTAACAATAAAAATTTGGAAATATAAGGTATAATGTCGTATATTTGATAAACAATTAAAAACTACTACAATGGACAAAATCACTCTCACACTCCTTCTCCTTACACTCGGACTAATGGGGTTAACAATGTTATTCTCTCACTATATGAGGAATGACAAAATCTCAAACATTTTTCTTCGTGTTTTATTCGGTTTGACAATGATGACATTCACTCTCTTTATGATGGACATTTTTCTCTCAAACATTTAATAACTACCAACTATGACACACGAACAACTACACAACTTCGTATCGGAAAAAGGTGAAAGGGAATTTAACCCACAAGAAACCTTACAAGTATTAACCCACAACAGAACAACATATTGGTCTTGGGGTGTATCTAAACTCCTTAATATGTTTAATAAGGGGTTATGTTTGAAAGTATCAGGACATCACCACAAAGGTTGGGTAATCATCACACTCGGTTTTACAGACACTTACTCGGTGTTTTATGTATCAAACAATGGTAAAGTCAAAGATGAACAACACTTGGTCTATTTTGACGAACTCACCGAAAGGATAGATGATAAAATCGAACGAATACCGATTTACAAACACTAATCACGAAATCGTAATACAGAAACCCTCGACAAAAGTCGGGGGTTTTTTGTTTTTCCACAGAACTCCGTGTTCACCAGATTCGCTGGTGGTGAATTTATGTGGCGGATCGTATTACAGATAAAGGTGGTATTACACGCCACATAAATTTTTTGGTTCAGATCCAGGTTTCCACCAGTGAAACTCTTTAACAATAGATTAACAAAATAAATTTGGAATATAAGGTTTAATGATGTATATTTGTTAAACAATTAAAACATACTACAATGGACAAAAACAAACTAATTAACAGAATTGAAAACATTGGTTTTCTTCTCGGTTGTTTTATCGGTTTATTAACACTTATGATGTTGGGGGCGGAACCTACTACTTGGGATGAGGATGGGTTGTACGATTATGAACACCTTTGGGATAAAGGAAATTCGGGTTGGTATGTTATGTGGACTTGGGTTTGGTCAGTTGTTACTTTGATTGGGTTGATAGTGGTTAGGTCATTCATTAAGAAAAGTTTAACAAAATAAATTTGGTTTTACTCGGTATAAGTTGTATATTTGTATAAACAATTAAAAACAAAAATTATGAAAAAGTTTTTCAGTTCTATTCTCGGTTTTCACTTGACAATTATGGTTGGGTTGGTTGTTATGTTTTACTTCAACAACTTGGAAGATAACTACCTAACAATCATTAACAACATTTTCTTGGTTATGATGTCTTTATCCGTTGTGTTATCGGTGGTCTTATGTTACTTTGACAAACGAATTTCTAAAAGATAGTTGTAGTTTTAATTGTGAACGAAACCACTCCGAAAGGGGTGGTTTTTTTATTTGTGGTATTACACAAAACTTGAATCGCGGTTCGAGCTGGGATTACACCTTTTTCTGTGGCGATCCGTATTACAGAAACCCACTCGCCATAAAAAAAGTTTACCAGGACGACAGGTATGAATATGGTTTTGAAAAATAAATTTGGAATCAAAAAATATAAGTTGTATATTTGTGTATTATCTAACAAATTAAATTTATATCAAATGAAAGAACAAAATGAATGTAATGGAAAAATGTTTCCGAAAGGTTTTTGGTCAAAGAATGGTAAGCCCACACAAAACGCCTTAATGATGTATTTTGTGTATTTGACACATTTACCTGAAAGTTGGAAAAAGAAAGTAGTACACAAACCCTCACTCGAAAAAACACGACAATACTTTGATGTTGATTATGGTATTGAATGTATGTTAACTTGGGGGATACAATTTGGTTGTAAAAATTCTAAAACGTCAGATGAAAGACACCACGCAATGTCTTTGGCTTATCACGACGCTTTGGGTATGATTGGTCAAGGTTACCGATACACCGAATTGAAAATTAAGTAGTGTTTGGTTTTAATTGTGAACGAAAAGTCCTCAACGAAAGTTGGGGATTTTTTTTGTCAAGTCACAGACCTCCGTGTTCACCAGATTCGCTGGTGGACATTTTTTGTGGCTGATCCTATTAGAGAAACCGACAAGCCATAGAAATTTCAGGATGGAAGGTGATCCGAATTCACCTTCACAAAATTTTAACAAAAAAAATTTGGAATAAGTATGTATATGTTGTATATTTGTATAAATAATTAAAAAAAACATTATGAAAAAGATTTATTCAGTTATCGTAGTTATCGTTCTTGTATCATTAACAATGTCCTCTTGTAAAACAAGTGGGTATGGTTGTAAGGGGAAAGAAAGTTGGGGTGGATTGATGAAAAGAATTAACAAACCTTATTAGTAGTATGGTTGGTTTTAACCCGATGTTTTTACATCGGGTTTTTTATTTTTTTTAACATTTTAGATTTGAAATATAATATTTATTGTTGTATATTTGTTTAACTAAACCCACTCACTATGAATTTACAATTAAGAACTGAACTAATCGGAAAAAGAATTATGATGATTTTTATGGATGACCCTCAACCTATTGAACCAAACACAATGGGTACAATTATCGGAGTTGATGGGTTAAATCAATATCAAGTCAAATGGGATAACGGAAGAAGTTTATCGGTTATACCCGAAGAAGACCAATTCGTCATTATTGACACAGAGTAGTCCGTTCGTTCCCTCATAAAGACAAACCTCAACAGAAATGTTGGGGTTTTTTGTTTCTCCACAGAACTCCGTGTTCACCATGCTCCCGGTATGTCATTTTCTGTGGCTGATCGTATTACAGGAAGTTAGACGCCAAAGAAATTTCCAACGACCCGGATCAGGAAATCGCCTGTCGGTTATCTTCACAAAGTTTTAACAAAATAAATTTGGAATATAAAGTATAATGATGTATATTTGTTAAACAATTAAAAACTACTACAATGAAACAAGACAATTCTGACCAATGGATTCAAGGATTAACATTAATAATCTGTTTTATTACACTTGTTATTGTAATCTCCTTAAAGTATTATCTAACGGGTGAAATCTAAAATAAATTTGGAATATAATAAATAATACCTTATATTTGTGTTATGAAACAGAAATACGAAAATAGATTTTACAAAATTTTACTTTTATTTTGGATGATGGTATTCACCTTTGTTTACTTTCAAATAAAATATCAATTAGTTTTCCATTTCTAAAAAACGAAATATGAAAAATAATTATTTAAGTACAATTAAAAGAAAGGAACAAGTACAACAAGGAATGTACGATGGTCGTTTCCGTAGTCGTGTGGTGGTAGATAAGAAGAAGAAAGAAAGTAAAAACAAATGTCGTGTTAAACTTAAAATCAATTATGTATGATACTTGAATTACATTCAGTCGGAAGTGTTATTGACACAGAAACACTATTCACATATCCAATGTTACTAAATGGTGGATATGATAAAAATCAAAATGTCCATATTGACGATGTTGATATAGAGTGGTTTCATAGTTTGTCTGATGAAGATTTTGGAACAATAAATGAGTTAATCAATCAAAGAAACATTAAATCGGAAATAGTATGAACAGAGATAGACTAAATAAAATTGAAGAAATTGGTTTTCGTATTACAATGATATTGGTGTTTAGTGTTTTCACTATTTGGTTGATTGGAACGATTGTCAAGTTAATAATGATATTGTCGTCATAGTTTAGGTTTGGTTTTAATTGTGAAGAAATCCCTCAACGAAAGTTGGGGGATTTTCTTTTGGAGGAACTTGAGTCGTGGTTCACCGTGTCTTCAGGGATTTTTTGTGGCTGATCGTATTCAGGTCAACCTCACAAGCCACGGAAATTTGGTAATCCGAATCACCTGTTTTCCTTCAGGAAATCCTTTCACAAATTTTTAACAAATTATTTTTGGAATAAAAATTTATATGGTGTATATTTGTTATATCATTAACAATTAAAACAAACATTATGAAAAAGTTACTTGGTCTTATCGTTATCGTGGTTTTATTTTCTTCTTGTAGTCATTATGTAAACGGAGGTGGTGGAGGTTGTGGGGTATGGTATCCTCGTAAATTTGAAAAAACAAAGGTGTTCCCTACTCGAAATCATCCAATGTATCGACACTTCGGAGGATAGTGTTCTAAATAAACCTATCAATAAAAATCCCTGACAATAGTCGGGGATTTTTTTTTCAAACACAAGAAGATGTGATCCGGATCAGCTCGACCGTGGATTTTCTCTGGCTCAGGTCAACCTACAAGCCAAAGAAAATTAATAATCCAGATCCCGTCCCTGAAATTTTAACAAAACTTTAACACAAAATCCTTTAACAACATTTTAACAATAAAAATTTGGAAATAGGTAGTAATAAGTTGTATATTTGTATAAACAATTAAAACAAATTTTATGAAACAGAAACAAAGAGTATTTGTAACAGAAAGAGAGTTGTTAATTATCTTAATGAGTATTGACAAACCTACATTCACTCACATTGTATCTAAAACCAAAGTGAGAATGAATAAAGGTGGTAATCCGTATTTTGATAAAGTTACCAAACACTCAAAAGGTAACTACTTCATCGGTGGTAGTTATGAGGATATGGTAAACACTCGTTGTGTGAAAGAGGGTATTGAACCTAATTTTGAAAGTCAAGAATGTTCAGTCGGAGAACATATTACCAAGTGTGTTCAGTATAATGAGAACTTACAGAGGTACTATCTTCAATACTTCATCTTCCCTACAAGTAACATCAAGAGTGAATTTACCTATGAGGGAGATAGTATTGAGAGAGAGTTGTTCCGTAGTTATGAGGTAAAGAGGTCGGAGAGTTCAAGACAACCACAAGAGAACAAACACAAACCACAATCGTTTATGGTATCTTCCATTGAGGAAATGACACTAAACGGAACGGAATATGTGGTGGTAGGTAGATAAGGTATTACACAACCGAAATATAAGGTAGTCATTTGACTACCTTTTTTTATGTCCATACCTATCCACGAGTCGTAGACAGAAGACGCGTCCGAAAATTTCTCTGGCGGATCGGTATTCGTATTACAGGAGCCACGGAAATTTCAACATCTCAGTAGACATCTCCTCGTCATCGTTAAATTCATTATGAAAACATTAACAGAGATTTTTTGGAGATATAAGGTATTACATAGTATATTTGATAAACAATTAAAAACATATACTATGAACAAAGAAACAATCAAAGTGGTGGTGTGTTATTGTAACTCACTTCCCAAAGGTTTTATGACACTTCGGAATTTCTTAAACTTTACAAATCGTTCGTGGTGGGATAGTACCAAAACTATTGAGATACCAAAAGAGTATTGGGAGAATGTCCACATTGGGAACATAGATAGGTATGTTGAAATGTATGAGAATAACCCTAAGTGGTGGAATGTTGTATAAATTTTAACAAATTAAATTTGGAATATAAATTTATTTGTTGTATATTTGTTCTATCATTAACAATTAAAACAATACATTATGAAAAAGTTACTCGGTCTTATCGTTGTGGTTATCATCTTTTCAAGTTGTGGAACAACTTATTACGGAACAAGTGGTGGGAATGGTTGTGGTGTGTGGTTTCCCAAAAAATTTGAAAGGGATAGAAGTCATCAAAGAAGAATGAATTGGATAAACAATCCAAATTCGGGTAGGTATCGTAGTGGTGTTCATTAAAAAAAAATTCTTATCTTCGTTAAACCTTAAATCAATTTTTATGAAACAATTACTTTTTATCTTGTTCGGTATTAAACCTCAACAAAAATTCAGAGAGTTGAAATTTGAAAAGAAACAATATCCTTTAAGGGAGTTCAATCAAACTGACTTTGAAAAGTGGTGTAACGAATTTAGAGTTGGTTGTATGGATGGAAAAAGGATAGTTCATTTTGAAATTGGGTAATCACTTACCTTTGATAACAAAGTCCTCAACGAAAGTTGGGGATTTTTTTTGTCCAAAACCCAAGAAGATGTGATCCGGATCAGCTCCATCCGGGATTTTACGTGGCAGATCGGTATTCGTATTACAGAAGCCACAAAAATTCCACTTCAGGACGACAGGTATGATTCTGATTTTTATTTTAACACTTTTTAACAAAAATAAATTTGGAGTGGAATTGTATATGTTGTATATTCGTGTATTGTTAAACAATTAAAACTAAACGTATGACAAACTTACAAAGAATTGGTAATTGGTATTCAGTTACAATTAATGATACTAACTACAATGTCCTTATTCAAAAAGATGATAATAAGGTTACTTGTGAACCTTCCTCAATTATTGTATTTGACGAAGATTTCAAAGAGGTTGACAAACCAAGTGTGTATGATGATATGATAAGTATATTTGAAAAAGTTGACTTCAAATACGATATGATTGATGATGATTAACTAATCTTTAACAAAATAAATTTGGAATGAAAGTTTATATCGTGTATATTTGTGTATTGTTAAACAATTAAAATTAAAAACAAATGAACTTTGTAATCACACACTACGGAAAAAATGTTGATGAACTCAACGAAAAAGAAAAAGCATTATTAATGGTTGATACCCTTATGACTACTCTTTTTATGAAAAAGAAAGAAGATGGTCTTGAACCGATTGAGGATATTATGTGTAACTCTTTGAGTAACAAAAGAAACGGAATTGTCCTTGACATTATGGGTTGGGAACAAGGGGAAACTCGTGAGGAAAAATTGGAACTCCTTGAAAGAATGGAACAGACAAAGTATAGTTATACTAAATTCTTAAAGGATATGAGAATTAATGTTAAGAAACACGATGAAATGGAAAGAGTATCATCATTGAATTAATTTTGGATTATCGTTTCATATTTACCCCCGATGTTTTTACATTGGGGGTTTTTGTTTCCCCGAACTCACCTTCACAGACAGCTCCATCGGGGAATTTATCTGGCGGATCGGTTTATGGACGCCACGGAAATTTCTGGATGGAAGGATGCTCCTTCAGAAAATAAAATTTGTTAATAGTTTTTAACAAAATAAATTTGGAATAGGGGTGTATAAGTTGTATATTTGTGTTATGAAGAAACTAAAACCTTACATATTTCCGATTATATTGGTTATGTATGTTTTAATTAAAACATTCTTCAAACATTAATTATGAAAACTTTAATTATTCACCCGAAAGACAGAACGACTGATTTTTTAAGTGTATTTTACCAAAACATACCCGATAAGGTTGTTATTAGTGGTGGGTACTCAAAAGATGAAGTTAGGGAAATGATAAAGGACTTTGATAGGGTTATTATGTGTGGACACGGAACTCCCAATGGGTTGATGTCCGTAGGTCAATTCAAAAGTAGTTGGGGGTTTATCATTGACGAAACCTTTGTTGATGTGTTGAGTGAGAAAACTGAAAATATCTTTATATGGTGTAACGCGGACAAGTTTGTTCGTAAACATAACCTCAAAGGGTTTTTCAGTGGTATGTTTATTTCCGAAGTCGGAGAAAGTGAGTATTGTGGTGTACCCTCTCCACAAGATATTGTAACGGAAAGTAATGATACATTCTCAAACATTCTCTCAAAGTATATCAATGACAATGTTTCGGTAATTCACAAAAAAGTTACAAAGGAATATGGTAAATTTTCCGAAACTAACCCGATAGGGTATTACAATAATAATAGGTTGTACCTTACACAATAGTTTTTTGTCATAAATAAAATAACCCCCGATGTTTCTACATTGGGGGTTTTTGTTTTTGGGGTATTACAACAAGATGTGTTGGGACGGTGAGCAGATCAGGGAATTTCTGTGGCTGATCGTATTACACTCGCCATAAAAAAAGTGGAAGACCAGAGCACCAGTCTTCAGGAAAAACTTGACTAATTAAAAAAAATGTATTACCTTTGTTTTGGTTTTTCACAGGATATTGGATTAATAACCCCCTTATGTTTCTACATTGAGGGGTTTTTTGTTTTAACAAAGGTTTAACAATAAATATTTGGAAATATAAGATTTTATTTCGTATATTTGTTCTATCAATAACAATTAAAAATTATTTTTATGAAAACAAAAATTAAGAACATTGTACTCGCAGTAGTTACTTACTTTATTGGTTTATTCATTGTATCGGTGTTTTTAAGTACATTTCAAACTCCCGATAATCTTAACCTACCGACTTTTGGTTATGTGTTATTTTACCTTTATTTCTTCGGGGGAATGTATTTGGTGTATCGTATTTTCTTAAAGAAAAAGAAAGAAATTAAACCCGAAACATTTTAATCAAAAAGTAACTTAACCCCCGATATTTCGGGGGTTTTTGTTTTAACAAAATTTTAAGAAAATAAATTTGGATTGTGTTTGTATAATTTGTATATTTGATTATCATTAACAATTAAATTTACAATTATGAAAAAGTTATTTGTAATATCATTTGTTGTTTTTCTTTTCAGTTGTTCAGTTCAAAAAGAGTGTAATGTGAAATTTAACCTTTCAAATTTAGATATTGACTTAAAAGATAGTGTTAATATAAAAGTAGAAAGAATTGTTTATACATATCTCGGAAATTTTGTTAGGGGTACTAATAATGTTTGGTATCGTCATCGTGGAATAGTTGATTTTAAGGTTGGTGATAGTGTTGTAGTTTTTAATGAGTTCAAAACTTTACCTCCTTGTCCTCGTGAGTGGGGGTTTTAAGAAAACATTAACAAAATAAATTTGGAATATAAAATTTATTGTTGTATATTTGTGTAACATTAACAATTAAAACAAAACACAATGGAAGCGATTAACACAATTACCAAAGGAAACTACAAATTAGAAATTTTTCAAGAGGATAGTCCCGAAAGTCCAAGAAGTTGGGATAATTTGGGAACAATGATTTGTTTTCACGGAAGATACAATTTAGGGGATAAACACGACTATAATCATAGAGATTATTCGGGTTGGGAAGAACAGAAAAAAGAAATTTCTAAACAAGAGAATGTGTGTGTTATCTTACCCTTGTATCTTTACGACCATAGTGGGATAACAATGAACACAACAGGTTTCAGTTGTGGTTGGGATAGTGGTCAGGTTGGTTGGATAGTAGTATCAAAGGAAAAAGTGAAAAGTGAATACGGAGTAAAAAGAATTACCAAAGATATTATTGAGAAAGTTACCAATGTGTTGAAAGGTGAAGTGGAAACATACGACCAATATCTTACGGGTGATGTTTACGGGTATAGAGTATCAAAGATTGAAGTGTGTGATAAGGGTTGTGAACACGATGAAGAAGTAGATAGTTGTTGGGGTTATTATGGAGAGGAAAGTGTGGAGGCGGAAGGTAAAAGGATATTGGAGTATTACATTAAGGAAGAAGAAAAGAGTGTTTGTTCATAGTTTAGTTTTAGTTGTTAAAGGGAAAAGGGTATCAGAAATGATACCTTTTTTTATTGCCCGAATTTGCGCTTAAGCTCGAACCAGTGCGCAACAGCTCGTGATTTTCCGTGGCAGATCCGTATTACATGCCACAAAAAAATTACCATCCTGAGTCAGCATTTTCCTTCAGAAAAACATTAACAAATTTTAACAAATTAAATTTGGAATAAAACTATATTAGTTGTATATTTGTATAAATTAAATTGTATGGAACAAACAATTAAAAAAGAAAAGAAAAAAAGTGAACCGAAGTATTTTACGGATGAAGATGCGAAAAATGTATTTGTTTTTCAAGAACCATATAAAACAAGTGTAAAAGGTAAACCTATTCAAAAATCAATATCATTAAAATTTCGTAAACGATGAAAAAAAATCTTACTTATTTGTTATTTAGTTTTGTTATCTTTACTACTATCGGTTGTTCAGTTAGTAGGTGTGGATATAAGAATAAGGTATCAAAAAGACAATTAAAAGAAAGTATGAAGTATTCCGATTGGAGATATTATTATCCAACTAAATCAATTACTCAAACATATCAAAATAATCATTACAATGTATATGATTACAATACTCAAAGAAAAACTGAAAAAGACAATTAATAATTGTTTTGTTAATGATACTGGATTGGTTGCGAAAGGTATTATCTATCAGTACGAGGGTAAACCTTTCGCGGGTTATGTCATTTATCAAACATACAAATTCTTTTGGATTACTCAATATAAGACCATTGACCACATTGATAGTTTGGAAACATTAAAAGAAGAATATCCAAACATTAAAGTAATATATTAAAGATTAAGACAAGCAATCAAGTGAAAATTCCCTGATGTTTCTACATCGGGGTTTTTTGTTTTATGACTGTAAATAGATTACAGTCTGGTCCAGTGCGATCAGGTTGATTTTCTGTGGCAAATCCGTACTATTGTTGCCACAAAATATTTTCCTGATCCGGATCACCTCCTCCTTCAGTAAATTCATTAAGAAAACTTTAACATAAATTATTTGGAAATATAAACAAAATAGATTTATATTTGTGTACTATCTCACTAACTATTAAACTCAAAAAAAATGAAAACAAAAACAATTAAAATCCAGACAAAAAGTAAAAGAAAATCAACTTATTCAAACCACGATGGAATGTATAAGAATAGGGCTAGAATGAAGATAGTTAATACAATTAAGGAGAGTAACTTAAAAAATAGAAGAATACTATCTTTACCGGCTGATAATTGTATTATTGAAAAACAACTTTTTACGAATGTATCTAAACTGATTAAATTTGTTTTATGTGAAAACAATGAACAAGTGTATAAAAAATTGTTAATGAATATCGTTACTAGTAAAACTAGAATCCCACATTCAATCCTTTCTGGTTCAATCGGTGATGAAATTTACAGAAGTCGGGAGAATGATTATACTGATTTAATACTTGACTATTGTGGTCAAATCGGAACATACCATAAAGAAATTGAACACGCAATTAAAAATAATATTGTGTGTGTCGGTGGAACAATATCTATGACATTCAATAAAAGAATTTCGGGAGATACTAATATGAAATTCATTGAAGAAATGGAACGACTTAACCCGAATTTTGATAAGAAAGAGGGTGAGAACAGAACAGAACCAGCCGTTATGACTTTTCTCAATCGTGTGTGTGGTATGAATTATCAAATTGTTGAAAGGTATTCGTATAGGGATGATGGGGATGATAAAAAAAGATCACCAATGATGTTGGTTATAGTTCGTAGAGTATCTTAACATTATCGTATTACATTTAAGGGGTATCAGAAATGATACCCTTTTTTGTTGCTGTCATCATAGCTCGATCGCAGCGCGCAACAGCTCGTGATTTTCTGTGGCAAAATCGTATGACACAAAGTGACTTGCCACATAATATTTTACAGTATTTGGGCTGGGGTCGTGATCCGATCCTTTAACAAAAGATTAACGTAAATTATTTGGAAATAAAACTATAATAGTTGTATATTTGTGAAACAATTAAAAACAAATATTATGAACCTTTATTTAGAATTTTCAATGGACTATTCAGGGGAGTGTGAAGATTATACACTATTCCTTAACGATGAAGATAAAACCTACGATTATGATTTTGAAGATATTACCAACTACATTAAGAAGTTGGAGGATAATGTTGAAGGGTTTTTCTTATCAGAACACAGAACATCGGGAACTATTACTATCATTGATGATGTAATGACTATTGAATTTAGAACATTCAACGAACCCGATTGGGATGAATTTGATGACCACACAATTACCACAACCCCTATTGATTTTAATTAATAGGGGATAAAAATAAATTTGGTTTTTAATTAAAATAGTTTTATCTTTGTTCTTTAATCATTAAAATTTATAATTATGAAATTCGCGTCAACCGACAATCTTAATTGGACAGTTCGTCAGGAGCCTGTTCAAACCGAAAGTGGTATCGTAATTCCTGGACAACTTGCGATAGTTCGTAACGATACGAATGTTCCTTTGTCAATTATGGCTGATGGTTATCAACCGTATCAAAATCACGAATTGGTTGAACTACTTGAAAGGGTATCAAACCAAACCGGTATGGAAATTAAAAAATCGGGGTTATTCGGGGACGGAGAGAAGGTGTTTATTCAGTTGAAGTCAAACGACCTTAAACTCGGTAATGATAGGGTTGAAGGATATTTGACAGGTATCAATTCCTTTGATGGTTCAACATCACTCGCATTCGGACCCAGTAATGTTACTATCAGTTGTACCAACTCGTTCTTCGCCGCGTTTCGTGGTCTTAACACAAAGGTTCGTCATACAAAAAATATGGTTGTTCGTATTGACGACATTTGTAGAAGTTTAATGGGTGTAGTTGAGGAAGAAAAGAAAATGTTTGATAACATTGTGAAGTTGTCGGAAACTCGTGTCGGAACAAAAAATGTTGATGATGTATTACGGACATTATTCAACATTGATAAAAGTGTTAATCTCAAAGATATTGAGGCGATATCAACCGTAACTCAAAATAAAATATCTCGTTTCTATGTTGATTTGAACGGAGAAATGAAGGAGAAGGGAGATAATCTTTGGGGGTTGTTTAGTGGAGTAACTAAATACACAACTCACTCAATGAGTAAGGAAGACAATACCGAAAAGAAAATGTTTGGTGTGTACGGAAATCGTGAAAGGAAAATCTTTAACGACTTGGTTGAATTGGTATAACCCTATAAGTGAATCGTGTATAACCCCAGCAAAAAGCTGGGGTTTTTTGTTGCTTTTCACCAGCCGATCGCAACAGCGCAACAGGTGGGATTTTCTGTGGCAAGAAAATTACAGGGGAAACGACTCGCCACAGAAATTTCAGATGACGCCGGGCTAAAAAGTTCGTAGCCCAGATCATAAAACACATTAACAAAAGATTAGCACAAATTATTTGGAAATAGAACTATAATAGTTGTATATTTGTATAAATTAAAACATTATGAAAAAAGTAATCACACTATTATCAGTTGTTGTCTTATTGACAAGTTGTTCAACACAATATCAAACAACAAGTTACAATTCGGAAAAAAGTTATACCTTTAAGAGAGGTGGTGTTCGGTATAAAATAACCGACACTTACACAAGAAAAGTTGAAACCGATACATTAACAATTAAAAAGAAATAATATGAAGTTTGATGTAATTTCCCCCGATGGTTTTTCAATTCATTTTTCCGACACTTATAGTAATAAGAAAGAAGCAAAAAAAGCTTTTGAGAAGTGGAAGAAGAATTACGAAAGACAAGGATATTATAGTTCGGTAAACTATGGTAGAATACCTTTGAACGAATTACACAACTACATTAAAATTGTTAAACTATGAATTTAGACAAAGCTGAGAAACTCACACTATCTTTGATGCACAAACACAATTTACGTGGTTGGAGTTTTAAGTGGGATAATTCATTGAGGAGGTTCGGTTGTTGTAGTCAAGGTAGAAAGTATATTGGGTTGTCAAGGAAATTGGTTGAGGTAAATAATGTGGAACAAGTTAAGGACACAATACTGCACGAAATTGCACACGCACTTGCGGGACCTGGTGTAGGACACGGGCAAAAGTGGAAAGATATTTGTGTTCAGATTGGTGCAAAACCCGAAAGATGTTATGATAGTGACGACACAAACACACCCGAAATGAAGTATTACGCGGTATGTGGTGCTTGTGGTAGAAAACACGAAAAGGCAAGATTAAAACTAAAGCATGTTCGTAGGTCGTGTTTATGTCAAAGTGGTAAGGATTGGAACAATAGAGTTTTATTAGAATTTCAAACAAGATATTAATTCGTATGACACCAGAACAACAAGTAAAAGAAATTCAGTTGAAGGCACAATATAGTGTACTATCGGAACTATCGGAATGTTTTGGTAAAGGTAGTAGACACGAAGCGGCAGTTAAGATTAATAAAACGATGAATGAAATTTTATACAAGTTAGAACTATTAAATTATGAGTACACACAACAGGCGAGGTCATACACGAAAGGTTAAAGTTAAAGGAGCCGTTAAGTGTATAAAGATTAAACCGACAAAAGTTAAAAAGAAAAAGTAACCCAGAGAAATCTGGGTTTTTTGTTGCTTTTCACCAGCTGATCGCAGCGCAAACGCAGCTCGGATTTTCTGTGGCAGGATCGACACACTTGCCACAGAATATTTTCCTGATCCCGGACATCTTTTTCTTCAGAAATCCTTTAACAAAAGATTAGCACAAATTATTTGGAAATAGAACTATAATAGTTGTATATTTGTCTAAACAAAAACAAATCACAATGGCTATCAAAAGTAAAAACTCAAAGAAATCAAAACTTGAAATTGACTTAACTGGTCCAGATGGTAACGCCTTCGTTCTTATCGGTATCGCGGGTAACTTATCAAAACAATTAGGTTTGGATAAAAGTAAAATACAATCCGAAATGATGAAAGGTGATTATGAAAACTTGATAAAAGTTTTTGACAAACATTTTGGAAAATTCGTAACTTTATATCGTTAATAAAACTATTTCAAATGAGAGTAACAAATTTAACAGGGGCTATTGTCCTAATAAAAATACAACACAAGGTTGATGTTGTTCCTTCAAATATCAAAGGGTTTAAGTGGCATATTCCAGAAATGGATGATGATGGTGGTGTCCATATTGAAACTGATGAAGACCTTATTAAATTATCAAATGAAATTTGTGATTTTGATAAATTGATTGATGAAGTCATTGAACAAATTAAACACGACATCAATGTAAGTGAGGATTTTACCGCAATTGACGAACTATTAAGAACGGTTCCAGTTATCAACTTAATAAATTATTTACCCGAAACAATACAACAAGGAAAATGAGAACAATAACAATTCATATCATTGATAGAGATAGTTCACGAACTATGAGTGAAAGTATCAGGGTTGATGGTGTTAAACCGATAGACCTTGAAAACAATATTGTTAAATTACTTTCCGATGTTCCTTTCCGTAAATACTATATGGAAACTGAAACAAGTGATGAATTAACAAAGGAAGAATTGGAAGTTATTGAAAGGATCATTAACTAAATTTTAACAAAAATTATTTGGAAATAGAAAGTATTACATTGTATATTTGTAAAAAAATCGTATGACACTACAAGAATTAAAAGAACAACTACAAGAAGATTTAATCTCACACTTGGAGGAATTAATCTCACAAGAAGATTTAGACATCGTTTGTAATATAGTAATCAATAATGTTAATCAATTAAAACAATAACAATGGGAGCAACAGATTTCAGAACAACAAAAAGAGGTTGGTCAATGTCCGAAGCGTATGACACCGCAGTTGAATATGCGAGAGACGAATATGGAAACGATGGTTACAACGGAACAATATCCACAACTCGTGGGGTTATTGATAAGACCTCAATGTTTAAGTCATCAAAACTTTCTATTGATGAATTTATTAACAAACATATTGATAGTTGTCAGAAGTGGGGTTCGGCTTGGGGAGTATGTATTGAAGAACCGACACAAAATAAATCTAAGATAAAATCTAAGGTTACAAACATTGTAAGTAAGGGAACGAAGAAATGGGAGTTGGTTTATGATGTGATTGTTCGTGGAGATAGTGTTAAGTCATTCAATAGTAAGAACGATGCGGTTAAACATGGTCGTGATTTGGTTGAGAAGAGTAAAGGAAGAGTATCAATAGAAATGAGGAAGAAACTTGTTAATGGTAACACAAGGGTTGCGGAGATCGAATATAAAACCGATGGAAAAGAAAAAGAGGGTAAGTATGTTTTCTTCGGAATTGCAGCATGTTAACAAAACTTTAAGAAAATAAATTTGGAAAACTAATATAATAGTTATATCTTTGTTACTCATTACTAATCTAACTCGGGGACAGGAGTTCTGAACAAATTATCTTATGAATAAGTTTCATGGAAAAAAAGTAGGAGAAATCTTTGAGACAAAAGATTATTCAATTTTCAAATTCAGAGAGGACAATCGTCCAATCATTCCAAACCATGTTAAGAAGTTAGCGAAGAGAATGTCTGAACGTGGTTGGTTACCAACATCAGTTGTCACTATTAATGGAAGTGGTGATATTATTGATGGACAAAATCGTGTGACCGCAGCGATGAGTGTTGGTTGTCCGATTCGTTACAAAGTAGTGAAAGGAGCAGGAAGTGATGAAATGACGGAAATGAATACACTACAAAAGAATTGGTCTCCGTTTGACCACTTACACAAGTTCGTTGTGAAGGGTAATAAGAATTATGTTGTATTCAATAATTTCATTACCGACTATCCAATGTATAAGTACACCGAAGTCGCGATGTTTCTCAACAACTCAATGTCAAGTGTGAAGAGAGATACTTTTGAAAGTGGTGAATATGTTGTAAAGAACGAGAAGAAAGCTCGTGAGTGGGCTAACAACATTCTTGAACTCAAACCTTACTTTGAGAAGTATTACAACAAGTCAATCTTTGTGAGGGCGATGGTGAAGATTATGTCAAATAAGAAAGACTTTGTTTTTGAAGAGTTTTTACACAAAGTAAAGTTGAGACCAATGAAGTTAGTTCCGTGTGGAACGGTGGAACAATATGTGGAAATGATTGAGGGTATCTACAACTACATGAGAAAGGATAAAGTGAATTTAAGGTTTTGAGTTAGATAGTAAGTGTGAACAAAGACCACTCCGAAAGGGGTGGTTTTTTTTGTTACGAACTCAGAATCTGCGGTCCTGAAGACGACGGGGAAATTTTCTGTGGCAGGATCAAACTCTTTAACAAAACATTATGAAAATAAATTTGGAAATAGAAAGTATTATATTGTATATTTGAAAAAAAACATTATGATTGAAATGATTAAATCGGAATTGAAGTGGAGAGGAAAAGAAACCTACTCAATAGAAGAAATTATTGAAGTCATTGAGAAGTATAATAAAAAAGAAGAAACTCATAGAGTTGAAAGTTGTGGGTTTGTTGCCGATATGGAAACCAGACAAATAACTATTGACGATAAAAAACACAACCTACCAAAAAAAGAATTTTTGATTATTCATTACCTTATGGAAAATAAAAACAAGGTATTGAATAGAGATAAGATACTAAATAAAATTTGGGAAGATGATGTGATTGTAATAAACAGAACTATTGATGTTCACATCAGGAGAATTAGAAATAAATTTCCAACAATTCCAATTAGAACAATTAAGGGAGTTGGATATACTTGGAGTGATAGAGAGACTTTAACAAATGTTTAACATAAATTATTTGGAGGTATAATGTTTTAAGTTGTATATTTGTAAAAATTAAAATTATGGTAACTTTACACGAAGAAAAATTTATGGACTATAAAATCGGTTTAGCCGGTTCGTTCAAACAATCACTTTACGAAACCTTTTTCAAAGGAGATACGGAGAACAGAAAGAAGTTAATGTCTGTTTTTCCCGAACTTGAAGTCGCTCAAAGATACGCCTCCGAAAGTGGTTATTGGAAAGGACTTGTGGAGAGATATAATAAACAATACAACACAAACTATAACCCATAAAATAATATGCCAACAAGAGAACAAACAGACAAAGTTTTCACTGAATTGATAAGTTTATATGACATCGCCGATGAACTTGAAAACAATGGCGAAGAAGAAAAATCAATCGAAATGAGAATTAAACTCAACATTATCGGACAATTTATTCAATCATTAATAAAATAAAATGAAATCACAACAAGTTTTTATTGTAATGTACAATGACCGATATGGTAACGGAGACCAGAAGAAAATAGAGGTGGTATTAAAAGATGAAAAAGATTTTAAGAAGTGGTTGAAGAACCATAACTACGATAGGGATGCAGAACCCGAAACAAAAGAAGAATTTGATTTAATTCCAGTTAACCTTTTAACTTTTGATTAACGATTATTATATTATCTTTACAAATAAAAAAAATTGTATGACAACACAACAATTCAACGAGAAGTACAAAGATTACTTGGAGGAAGGACACTATGGTTTAGCCATAGGTGCTGGAGAATTTGTAGAATGGTTAGATAAAAAGTTTGAGGACTTTGTTAAGAAACCCGGTTTTAGATTTACACAGATTAAAGCGAAATTCGGTTATGGTAGATTTTACGCCGAAGGTTTAACAAGTGATGAAGTTCGTGAAGTGGAACAGAGAATTACAGATTTACATTCAGGTACAAAATTAGAATTTTAATTATGGCAAGAGTATCAAAATTAGCACAAAGACAAACCTATTCAAACGGACATCAAATTTGTGTTGGATTGACTGGTGATATTGGTTATATATCTATTGAAGATAATAACCTTTATCCCGAAGGTGATAGTCGAGCAGATAGAAGGGATATGAATTTTAATAGGATAATGGTTCCCGTTATGACAAGGGAAGACCTTAAAGATTTACAGACCGCTATTGGTGAAGTATTAAAAAACTCAAAATAATGTCATACACAATAGATAAAATAATTCCAGTCAAATACGAATGGGATGATAAATGGACGGTAACCGCAGATCTTCGTGGACTTGAAACCTTTGAGAACTGCGAAAGTAATTATGATGTGGTTGAAAGATTAAAAGATAATAATGTCCTTTCAAGTAAAACTAGTGAGGATAGTGAATATTGTCAATTCTTTGCATATTTCAGTACAAAGAAAGCGGCAGAGAACTTTATCAAAAGATTAGGAACTTATATTGAAAAAAGAAAAAAATTAATATCATCTTTGTAATATGGAAATTTTAACATTTAGAGAATGGAGTGAGAACTTTGTAAAAGTTATCTTTGATTTAGAGGGTGGAGTAGAAATCAAATCATTTAACAAAACAATTCTTAAAGTAAAAACCCCAAAGATTGTTAATGGTTTGTTAGAAGAACAAAGTAAAATGTTGTTGAAACATTACACCGATAACTTTGATAAAATACAAAGTCAGTATCAAGAATTATTAAACGAAGTTATATGACCGCACACCACATAGCAAAAGTTGTTCAAAGTCAATTCGATAAAGTAGATTTCGACGCCATCATTGATAAGTGGAAACACATTAAAAGAGAGGATTGTGGTAGAGTATCAGATGAATGGGTTAATACAAGGATTGATGATAAACAATACTATAAGTGGATGAGGGCGTGTTCCTTATTAGAGGAACATATTAAAAGGAACTTTGAAACCTTTGAAGAAACTGAATTGGTTTATACTTGGGCGAAAGACCTTTGTATTCAAAAGAACAATGAATTAAATAGGTGGCGTCAGTTTGGTGCGTATCAAACATTTTCTCAATTTAGAAAGAGATAATATGAGAAACCTAATCTGTACCTTTTTAACCCCGACATAATGTTGGGGTTTTTTGTTGCTTGAACTTTGCTGGTCCTGTGCGCAACAGGTGAGATATTCTGTGGCAGACTAAACACACTCGCCACAGAAATTTCAGATGACCGGGGTCAGGACAGTTTCAGGGTAAAACTATTTATATCTGTTAAGAAAATTTTAACAAAATAAATTTGGAAATACAAAGAAATAAGTTGTATATTTGTAATGTCATTTAATTATTAACTCAAAACTTTTTCAAATGAAAAGTAAAGTAAAAAAACAAAAACACACCCTACTCAAAGGAGAGGGAGCAAACCAACACACTCTTTACGGAGAGTTTAAGATTGATGAAGAAAAGTCCTTTGCAACATTGGAAGTAACAAAGGATAGTGTATTAAAACACGAACAACCTGACGGAAGTTTCTCAAACGAACATCAAGCCTTAAAGATTGACAAAGGTAATTGGGTTATGGGAAAACAAGTTGAGTACAATCCGTTTTCTCGTTCAGTAAGTCAAGTTTGGGACTAATTTATTCACACACTAAATCAACTCAAATGGCAAATCCGTTAATTCATTCTAAATCCAGTGTTAAACGCTGGGGTGGAAAGGTAGAAGATTATTTACCTATTCACGAACTTATTGATAGTCCAAAAATGACTATGAATAATAATAGTGCGAGGTTACTTACTCACAATACCTGGTTCGCATACCACATTGTTCCGAAAATCTTTGGTTACAACATTGTTAATTCTGACGGAAAGTCCGTTGATGTTGTAGATATTGCGATGTTACATATTGCAGAAGATTTCCGAATGAAGTTTGTACCGACACCACAGGACTATCTTAAACATTTAGAAGTCCAACCCTGGATGAATAATGGAGTTAAGCCCGTTGATAATCCCGAAGCGTACGAAATTGTTAAAAACTTAAATCAAAAATTACACGATTATGCAAACTAATGAAGCAGTAAAACTCTGGAAGGAGTTAGGTATTACACACGCAAATATGGAGTTCAGTTGTGGTGGAGATAGTATGAATGACTACCACTTTACTTTCTACAAGAAAAACGATAGTAAGAAAAAGAATGTCCCCGAAGAAATTGAGGTTAATAGTCCCGAATTGGAAAGTTACTTTGACAAAGAAGTGTTTGATGAAGTTGAGTTTTATGTAAACTCTGACGGACACTACATTGGGGAGCACGGAAATGTTTATATTGAATTAGATGATAGTGATGAAGATGAAGAAGAACATACTTTCATTTATTCAAAAAGTGCCAAAAGTGAGTGGTCGGAGAGAATTGAAGAAACAATGGAAATCAAATTATCAAAGAAGATGTCTAAATTTGTTTCGGAGTATGTTAGTAACATTAACGGAGAAGAAGGGAATTGTACTATCAATTTCAAAAAAGATTTCATAATGTCTGACGAACAAGAAAAGTTGGTGGGAGAATTGGAAGAAATTGTATTACAAGAAACCGCAGACTTTGAGCCTTCCTATGATGAAGGGGAGA